ATGCGAAGTGTATCAGTGGGTTGACGGCATTACAGACATTAACGATTGTTTACTTATATTCAGTGGTTACATTTTACAATCATTGACTGTTAATAAACGTACTGCGAAATTCACGGCTAAAGATCGTAGTAAATTGTGGGATTTAACTATTCCCACAAGAGTAATTCAAGATGAATGGCCCGATGCACCGCAAGAAAATTTAATAGAGCCTATTCCTCTTGTGTACGGTAATTTTTCCGCATTTGACATTTATAACGATGCTCAAACAGAAGCTACAGGATTGGTACAAGCACTTGCTTATGAGGATAAACTCAATAGTAAGTACGTTATTGCAGACCATTCTATAGAAGCCACTGGTGCGGGTTTTCGAGATACCGGCGGGCCCACAGTACTGCCCGCGGATTTATTAAATAGTGATGAAAATGATAACGATATTGCATGGGTAAAAGTAGGTCAACGAGTAGCAATAGAATTTTTCACAAGTGCGACATTGCCCGAAGTTTACAACGATGAATCTTATACAGAAAGTGAAGCCAATCGCGAAAATTTATCGGATAATAATATATCCACTGAATGCGATTTTAAAGATCGTTTTTCTGATGACGGGAATTTTGCAGAAGGTTTAGCTTTATTCGGTATTCAATATGAAGAAATATTACGCGAACATGTATTAAATGCGGGACACTGCGAAGCCGGTTATAGATATATTGTTGAAGATATGGTAGGTGGCGATGGTAATATTACCGACTTAAGATTTTATTTGTATTATGATGTAAATGATATTTTTGCCGAATGTGGACGCGCAGATCAAAACGGAACGGCGGGGGCCAGTATTTTTGCATGGAGTAATACCAATTGGAAGTACCCCGGAGATGAAACATATGATATTAATGCAAGTGACGTAAGTACAGAAGAGCCGGGTGATCAATGGGCGTTGGGTATTTATTGGAAAGGTGGCGATGTTGCTAATCCAAAATGGGACACTGTAGTAAATAATCAAGTTATGGCAACTATGGCCGATGCCTCATTACGTTATCATCACACAACACCGTTTCAATTATCTATATGGTGTAATTCAGAAGGAAAAGAGTACGGTTCGTTAGCTGGTGTAGGATCGGCTAGAACTAATTCTTATGTGGCGTCTGCTATAAATCAAGACCCCGTATTGATTATAGAAGATTTGTACCGTACATATCTCGGTTTAAACGATAATGATATTGATATAGAAAGTTTTGATGAAGCTACCAATACTACAGTGCAATCGCGTATAAATATATTTCAAAAAATTAAAATTAGCGATATTGTACGTGAATTGTCCGAACAAAGTACTTTTATTATTGCCGGATCGGGCGCGGGCAAATTACGCGCTATTTGCTTAAGAAATACTTGTCCTCAAATAAATGCCACTATTAAACGAAGTCAATTAATAAATGATGATTTTACTTTAACTAAAACTAGATTTATTGTCAATAATGCAGAAATTAGAACACGTTGGCAAGAAGAGTACCAACGTTTTCTTGAAACAACAAATTATATTGACACAATTTCAGAAGACGCAGTACAAACACGCAAAGCTTCTTATGACTGGAAAAATATTAATGGTATTAGTGCAATCAATGTAGCAAATCATTACATTAATGAAATCAATGGCATTTGGAGTAAAGAACATATAGTTGTAAAATTTCAAACTCCCGGTTTTACTCACTCCGCGCTACAAACTGGTGATTGGATTAGTTTTGATGAAGATATAGACGATTTAAAAACTGCATTTGGTACTAGTTGGGGCGTAAGTAAACAATTGTTAATTATAGAAACTCAAAAAAGTATGGATAAAAATACTTTCACTGCTTTAGAATTACATGAAGGATTTCCAATTGCCAGTATTTCACCTAGTCCTTCTCCGAGTCCGTCACCGAGTCCATCACCTGAACCTTCCCCAAGTGGTAGCCCTTCTCCCACTGGTGAAGCACCTTGGGGTAGGTACGATCATGTAATTGGGGCTACTCCTATATCTTTACCTTGGTTAATTGCATTAACTGATAATGATACTAGTACGGAAATAGGGGCTGAACACGGTTATATTGCTTCAAATGATCATTACTGTTTGGAATTTGATAGTGCCGTAGAGTTATCAACTGGACAATCTTTTAGATTGCGATTAGATCGTACACCCGGAACTTTACAACACGGTGCTTGTGATATTTATTATAGTGATGATAATAATATATGGATAAAATGGGGCACTACACGTAGTTATCTTGGAGGCGGTATAACTAAAGTAGGTCCCAGTCTATATATAAATGGCAACGGTACACCGGGAATTACAGCAAAATATTGGAAAACATATTGGATTGAAGCACCGGGCGATGATGCCGTAATTGGCTGTACTGAACTTTTAGCCGCAACCGTATAATAACAATATAAGGAATAATAAAATGGGTGTTTTATCTTTTATCGGCAATGTAATTAATCCAATTACAAAACTTGTTGACGATCTTTCAACGTCTGATGAAGAAAGAGGTGCAATACATAACGCATTAACTAAAATTGAAAATTCATTTGCTGAACGTGTACTAAATTATGAAAGTAAAATAGCACAAATGAAAGCCGATGTAATTATGACCGAAGCAAAAGGGGATAGCTGGTTACAACGTAATTGGCGGCCTATAACAATGTTAGTTTTTCTTTGTTTAATTGTCTTTCATTATTTAGGTCTTTTAGCTTTTGAAATTGCCCCGCAAATGTGGACTTTACTACAAATAGGTATAGGTGGTTATATTACTAGTCGGGGAGCCGAAAAAATTATACCCCAAATTGTAAATAAATTTAAAAGAGGATAAGTACTTATGGGCAATGGAGAAAATCAAGAAGTACAATTCACACGGGGTGACGCTGAACGCTTAAAAACTATTGAAATAAATCAAAATGATATGCACGAAAAATTAGATGCTTTTATAAACAAAATAAATTCTTATATGGATTTACACAATACAAGACATCTTTTATTAAATGACCATATAAATAAAAATGTACGCTTCCGAAAAGGTTTTATAAAAGTGTTATTGTGGCTTACGTCTAGTGCCGGTCTTGCCGCAATTATATTTGTTATACAATCATTAGGTTGGTTGGGATAGGAATAAAATTATGTCGTATTTTGGTAAAAAAAGCGAAGAGAAATTACTAACATTACATCCCGACATACAAAGAGTACTAAAAATAGCTATCAAAATTATTGACTTTACTATAACAGACGGCTTACGTACAAAAGAAAAACAAACAGAAGCGGTCAATTTCGGCAATAGCAAAGTGGATTACCCAAATAGTAAACATAACCGATCTAAAAAAGACGATATTACTTATAATTATAATATGTCCGATGCTGTAGACTGTGTACCCTATCCTATTAAATGGCCCGACATAAAAAAACAAACAAGTATTGAATATGTGAAACGAATAGGCCGTTTTTATCAGTTAGCAGGCGTAATACTTGCTGTAGCTTTTATAGAAGGCGTGAAATTACACTGGGGCGGGAATTTTACGAGTTTCTTTGATGGTCCACATTATGAGCGAGTTGCATAATGACTGCAATTATTATTGTTTCATTCGGTCGAATTGCACTAATGGAACGAACATTGACTTCATTATTTAATAGTGGCTTTGACAATGAGAAGACCTCTATTACTGTAATTGATAATAACTCACAACCCGATATAATAAGTGCACTAGTTAAGTACAAACATGTAATAGATAATCTTGTACTACTACAAAAAAATCGGGGTAAACCTTACGCATGGAATTTAGGGGCCCGCATTACTCAAGAGCAATGTATTATATCTAATATCGAGTCACCGGATTACTTCCTTTTTTGTGACAACGATTTAGATTTTAAACTCGGTTGGCAAAAGAAAATGATTGATACCTATGAAGAGCATAAAAATTTGCCTCTTTGCGGTTTAAGTGGTATGGCGTGGCCCTCACATAAAACCCGTGGTACAGTACAAGGAGTACACAATAAAATTAATATCGTGCGCTTCCCACCCGGTTGCTGTATACTTATGTCTGCCGATGCTTATCGGTCTAATGGTCCATGGGACACAAGAAGACTTATAAGGACAGTCGACACCAGTTATTTTCGCAATGCTATTAATCGTGGTTATTCAAATGCCAGTATACACCCGCAAACAGTAATTAACCATACAGGCAGACAAGCCCGGACGTGGGATATTAAAGACGGGAAACCTAAATTACTCCCTTAAGCTCTCTAAGCTCAATTTATCGAAATTCAAGTATAGTTTATCACCAAACGAATTAAAATCCCGTGACGGCGCGGAAAAGTGGGGTTTCGACCGGATTTGAAGGCGATCTTAACCGAAAAAACAACATCCGAAATATAAACAATTCAATGTAACAATAAATTGCAAAATTTTCGCAATTAAATGTAACTAAAATGCAACTTATTGCTGTATTAAAATAATCTT